AGAGACATCCTGGCGATCGTGTCGGGTCTGCCACGCGACACCGGCATGCTCGATGCGGATGGCCGCCGGCTCCTGTCCATGGACCCGGCGCGAATGCCGCAGACCAGCGACGCCGAGCTCGAGAGCGACGAGGTGGACGCCAAGCTCAAGGAAGAGGGCTGGGACGATGGCATCGGCATCACGCCCAAGGACGAGGCCCAGGCCGTCGACATCCGCGAAGTCTGATGGCCAAGACAGTCGACCAGGCCGTCGCTGACGGTGACCCGTGCTGGTGGTGCCATGGCGGCCCATCGGTGACGTTGGTCTACGCAACCCCCACCTGTAGCCCGTGCGTGGCCGGCGGTCGCACCGCCCGTATTAAGGGCTGGAGCCAATCGATGGCACGTGCTGCAAAGGAGAAAGACTGATGGCGATCTCGTACGTACAGCTACTGCATCCGATCAACGTGGACCGCGGTGGCTCGCTCGAGTCCTGGTCCCGCGAGCGCAACGGGTCGAAGATCAGCGTGGTCGAACGCGGCCCGTGGATCATCTTCCAGGCCATCGGTCTCGACGGGAAGGTTACCCGCGTGCCGATGAGCAACATCGGTCACATCACCGAGGACGCAACACCGGCGACGGAGCCCGCGCCGACGGGGAAGGGGGCGAAGTGATGTCCGGGCCGTTCGAACCCGTGCCCACCATGAATGAGGCGCAGCTCGAGCGCCGCCGCCGAATCGCCAGCGCGGCGGCGCTACTCCAGTGCGCCATCCTCGACGAGATGCCCGCCGATCGTCGCGAACGCGCGCTGGCGCTGACCAAGCTCGATGAGCTGTTCATGTGGGCTAGCAGAGGTATCGCCTTCACCCCGCGGTACGGCATCCCTGAGCATCCCGAGGTGGCCCAGTGAAGCGCAAGCACGCGAAGCCCATCGCCATCGCCGCGGACAACACCACGGCGGCTGTCGAGTACGTGACCAAGGAGGTGCTGGACGACTTGCCGCTGTCGCTGGTGCCGTCGCGTGCCGAGGCCGACGCCCTGGCCGAGTTCAAGGCCGCCGCACAGGGGCTCATCGAGGCCAACAACGCCGCGCGGCGGGTGCTCGCCGGGCCCGAGGCGCAGGCTCGCATCCTCATCGAGCCGGCCCAGGAGCGGTACAAGGCGGCGCTCACCAAGCTGTCTGCCGTGGTGGCGCCGACCGTGTGAACGATAGATGGGTAGAAGTCCTCCGCCGCAGGGTAGCCGAGCGTGCTCGCGGCGCCGGCATCGCCGAGCGGATTCGCGCGTTCTACTACCCCAAGCAGCGCGCGTTCTACACGTCCAAGGCCAAGCGGCGAGCTACTCGCAAGACCAGGCGCTCCGGCGCGACCACCGGCGGTTGCCGCGAGCTGCTAGCCAGGGCGCTCGAGCAGCCCCGCTTCCGTGCCACCTACTGCCACTCGACGCGGATCGAGGCGAAGGCGCTCGCCTGGGAGTCCGATACCCAAGGCGGCCTAGTCGACCTGCTCCGCGAGTACGGCACCAAGCGTGAGGCTGGGGGCGTCACCAGCTTCGAGCTCGATGGCGTCCTCGTCGAGGTGCGGGAGGCGGACCTCATTCTCGAGTTCTCGAACGGGTCGCAAATCGACCTGTTCGGGGCCGACGACGAGCGCGCCATCGAGAAACAGCGCGGCCGCGCCAAGCACGTCTACTGGGTGGACGAGGCCCAGAAGTTCCGGTTCTTGTCCAAGTTCGTCAAGGCCATCGCCTCACCGGCCCTCGCCGACTTCGATGGGGAGCTGTGGCTGACCGGCACGCCTGACCGGGACTGCGCCGGCTACTTCTACGACGTCACCAAGGACTACGACCCGGCCGCACCACCGCTGGCGGGCTGGGACGTCCACTCCCTGGCCGTCGTCGATAACCCGTTCTTCGGGGCAACCGAACAAGAGCGGTGGGACAGGACGGCGGGCGCGGCCCTCATCGAGAACGGCTGGACGGTCGACGAGCCCGACTTCCAGCGCGAGTGGCTGGCCAGGTGGATCAGTACCGATGCCCGGTTCGTCTACGCGGCTCACGCGGTGCCGCTCCACGAGCTGACCTTCGCGCCAGCCCGACTTGACGTCGACGGCTTCCCTGACATTCGGCGGGCTCTGCTGGACCTGCCCGAGTACGAGTCCCGCGAGTACTTCCTGGCCATGGGCGCCGACCTGGGCACCCGTGACGCGTTCGCGTTCGTCATCTGGGGCTGGTCGCTCAAGGACCCGGTGCTGTACGAGGTCTGTAGCTGGTCCAAGCCGGGGCTCGACTACGACGAGATGGCCGCCTACCTCAACGCAGCTCGCCAGCAGGCGGTTATCGGCATGGTAGTCGCCGACGCCGGTGGCGGTGGCAAGCCGGCCGTCATGGGCTGGTCTAAGCGATGGGTAGACCGGTACCAAATACCGATCATCGAGGCCACAAAGGTCAACAAACACATGGCCATAGGCCAGCTGAACACGGATATCCGCAAACGTCGGTGCCGAGTTCGGTCCGGCGGAACGCTGTTGGCGGAGTGGTTGATCCACAAGTGGGCTCCGCTGCGGTCCGTGACCGGCCTGCCAGTCGAAAGCACGACTCCAAACCACGCCAGCGACGCCGGGCTCTATGCACATCGCGAGAGCTATCACCACCGTTGGCGCCCCGCTCCGCAGTCCGGACCGGAGATCAATACTCCAGAATGGGTATTGCGCGAAGAGATCGAGCTAGAGCACGGTGCTATGGAGGATGAGGGCTAAAGCAGCACTACCCGTAGCGCCAGTCGCGGATTCTCACGCCTCTGATGCTCTGGAAGCTGCCAAGTTGCTCCAGTGGGCGCGAGCCAACGGATTCGCGATCTCCAGTGTCACCGTCGGCGCGGTCAGCCTCGAAGCATTGGATTTGCATGGCCCGGCTCCGGTTCAGAGTCGCCGCAAGGCTGGCTCGATGACTGACGAGGAGGCTCGTTCGAGCCTTTATGCCGAGTATGGCGGCGACGCTCTCTTGAAGCTCGAGCAGATGGGCTCGACGGACGACGACGAGGACGAACCGACGGTGCCTGCCAATGGCTAGGCGTTATCGCACTGCGGACTCGGCGCGTGAGAAGTCGACCGCCTCGGCGTCGGCTGCCTGTTGGCACACGGAGAAAGACGGCAAAGCCGCCGCGGACGCCCTGTGGGGATGGATTGAGATGCTCCGCCAGCGCCAGCGCGCGGAGCACGTCATCGACCTCATCCACGAGGCCATCTACGAGGGTCGGCCGATGGGCACGTCCATCGAGAGCCCGGCCCTGGCGCACCTTCGACGCCAGAAGTCGGCGCCGGCCACCCTCAACGTCACCCGCTCAATGGTCGACACCCTCGTCGCGCGCCTGTGCAAGCGGCGCCCGATGCCGACCTTGACCGCCGACGACGCGAAGTGGTCGCAGAAGATGTACGGCAAGCGGGCTGCGCGGACCCTGCGCCGCAAGCTGGGCCGGCCCGACGTCGAGCGCATGAAGCCGGACGTGCTGCGCGATGCCGCTATCCGGGGCACCGGGTGCGCCAAGGTCGTGCGCTGCGGTGGTGACGTTACCTACGAGCGCATCCCGAGGCACGAGCTTGTGGTTGACCCGCGTGAGGCTCGTTATGGCCTGGCCTCGCTGCCGCAGATGGCGCACGTCAAGCCGTACTCGCAAGCCAAGCTGCGCGCGGAGTTCCCGGACTGCGTCGAGGCCATCAACGCCGCGGTTGGCATCTCCACTACAGACGAGTGGATGCCGGCCGACTACGATGCGCCGACCACCACGGACCGCATCGATGTCGCCGAGGGCTGGTACCTGCCGAGTGCGCCAGACGCTGGCGACGGCCGGCACATCATCGCCATCCGTGGCAAGGCGCTGGTCGACGAGCCGTGGACACGGCCGCGGTTCCCGGTTGCCTTCGAGTACATGTCCGCGCCGGTCCGTGGCGTGTGGGGGCACGGTCTGGTCGAAGACCTCGCTGGTATCCAAGCGAAGATCAATGACACCGCCCGCGACATTCAGGAGTGCCTCTACTACGGCGGAACGCTGAAAATCTTCGCCCCACGCGGCTCAAACGTGAACAAAGCGCACCTGCGCGCTCGTCACCCCGTGGTCATCGAGCACGACGGACAGGCGCCTACGTTCGTGGCGCCGAACCCGGTCAGCGCGCAACAGCTACAGTTCCTCGAGTGGCTGTACCAGAAAGCCTACGAGATTACCGGCATCAGCCAGGCATCGGCGGCGAGCAAGTCGGCGCTCGGCAGCAACGCGTCGGGCAAGGCTCTCGACACCCAGTACGACATCGAGAGCGATCGGTTCGCAGCCGTCGAGCTGGGCCACGCGATGTTCATGTGCGACCTGGGCCAGCTCACCATCGACGAGGCGCAGGCCATCTCCGCTGACTGGAAGGCTGACAAGGCCGAGCGCCGGAAGCGCAAGGGCAAGGAGGCCACGCGCGAAGGCATTGAGCCGGCTCAGTGGATTCAAGAGATCGACTGGAAAAAGGTTCGCGTCGACGAGGGTGACTATCACCTGACGATCGAGCCGATCAACTTCCTGCCCGACAGTCGCAGCGGGAAGCTCGCCTACGTCGCCGAGCTCGGCAAGGCCGGCCTCATCTCGGGCAAGGCTCAGACGATGAGCCTGTTCGACGAGCCGGACATGGCGCGCGCGAACCGGTACCTCCTTGGGCCCATCCGCAACATCGAGCGGATGATCGAGGGCATCTGCGACGTCGGCACGCCGATGTCCGACGTCATGGCAGATCCGCACATGAACCTCGGGCTCGCGCTCGAGATGGTGGTCGGCGAGTACAACAACGCGCAGGCCGAAGGCGTCAACGACGAGGACAGCGGAGAAGAGGTCCAGGAGCGTTTCCGGCTCGTCATCGCTTCCATCGAAGAGACTCAGAAGCAGGTGGCCGCCGCCAAGGCTGCGCCTCCCATCGGAGGCCCACCGCCTCCCGGTCTTGATGCGCAAGCGGGCGCACCCGGGCTGTTACCGCCGCCGATGCAGGGTGACCCGTCGATGCCGTTGGCACCGATGCCGCCACCCATGTCGACGATGCCGTTGCCCGCACCAGGGATGGCGTGACCTATGGCTGTTGATGACGATGACGACGTGATGATTGCCCCCGAGTCTTCGGGTGGAACCAACGAGGCCGGCGAGGCGTTCGCTCGCCAGGGCGAAGGTGGGGGCGAGGCCAAGCAGACGCGTACTCGCGAACTGTCCGAGTCGACGCGCTCGCTGTTCAAGAAGGCCGCCGACGCCATGAAGTCGCAGCTTGCCGACGGCGGTGCTGACGGCTTCGAGCCGGTCATCCCGCCTGAGGGCGGCGAGGCGGAACCCGTTGTCGAGGCTCCTGCCGTGGCTGCTGCTGTCGGAGCACCGGCACCGGAACCAACCGCCGAAGGTGTCGCGCCAGCCCTGGACCAGCGCGTGGTTGCCGAGTGGGAGCGGCTCAACGCCGCTCGAGCCGAGCACGAGAAGGCGGTCGCGGAACTCGCGGCACGCCAGACCGACCTGGCGCTCCTCGACGAGGTCCCCGAGAGCCCTGCCGAGACCATCCGCGAGCTCGTCAAGCGGTGGTCCGGCGCGAGCACGCCTGAGGCGCTGCGCGACGAGATGGCCGAGCTCATCTCCGAGCTGTCCTACGGCGTTTTGGGCATCAACTTGGCCCCGGACGTCCGGACGCGTATCGAGTCCAAGAAGGCGCAGCGGATCGTCAAGAGCCACACGGCTCGGCTGACCAAGCGCGAGCAGGAGCTGGCGAAGAAGACCGAAGCAGCGGCAGAGGCGAGCCAGCGTACGGCCGCGGTACAGAACTTGAACGGTGGCATCGCGGCGAAGGTCGCCGAGTGGCCGCATCTGGCTGCCGAAGAGGACGCAGGAGATCGCGTCTTCGAAGTCATGCTTAAGGAGCACAACCGTTCCGGCACCATCATTCCTTGGGAGCAGGCCGCCAAGCAGGCCGACCAGGAGCTGCGCGCAAAGAACACCGCTTGGGCCTCCAAGCGAGCCCACCTTTTCACTCCGACCCCGGCCGCCACGCAGGCACCGGGCTCATCGGCCGGCAACGCGAACCAGGGAGCGCCTTCCAGCATCAAGGGCGCACATGCGTTGACCAACCGGGGAGCCGCCGCTCCTGCACCAGCGCCCGCCGCCGATACTGGCGAGTGGGACAACGACGCTCGTCGCGCTCGCTCGAAGGCACGCCTTCGGGAAGCGATTGCGACTCGGCAGCCCGGGTGACCAGTTCAATGACTGACTCACAAAGGCATTCCCATGATCGATATGACCACCTTCGACCCGATGTTGAAGGACCACTACACGCCGTTCGGCGTCGCGAACCTCGCGATGCAGAACAACAAGTTTCTCGGCTCCGTCCGTAAGACCAACAAGCGTCCCGTCGGCGGGCGCCAGTGGATTCAGCCCATC